AGTAAAAGCGTTGCTACCAAAGGTGTAAGGAACATCTGTAGCACCATTTACACTAAAGGTAAGTGTATTCGTTGCTCTTGTAATCCCATCAAGATAATTGTTGGCTCCTGCACCTGTTGCAGAAAGAGTACCAGTTGAGGTCACGGCTAATCCGCTACCAACCTTTATTCCACCAAGGGTTGTAGCTGTAGCTGTGGGTATAGTTTGAATATCCTTACTGCTACTAAAAGGTATATACCACCACTTACCAAGTTCTTTTCTATAAAAACGAATACCATTAGAAACTTTAGCAATGCGCTCATCTCCGTTTGCTCCATCTCGAATGGATGGTGCGCCCATTTGCATGACTGACTTAACAGCCTTGGAGTTCATTATCTGTCTAATGTTTCTATCCACTTATATTGCTTTTTTATTTAATTTTCTATATATGAGCGTTACGTCATTTATTTGCCACTGCCCAGAACTTGTAGATGGCGCAAATCTTAGCTGCGCTGCTTGTGCGATAATGGGTGATCCATCAGCACTAAAAGTAAATTCTGTTATTTTAGGAGTACTTGAAGTTGAAATATCCCCAGTTAAGTCTGTTTCGGTTGTTATAGTACCTGTATTATCAATAGATACATATTTAAAAGGGTCTTCTTGATCTTCTGTAGAAGTGTAGTTCACAAGAATTTTATATAGTTTTTTCAACCTCATTGGGTCGCCAAAATCATCAAATTTAAATGTTACATCTGCATCGTCTCGATCTACCTGTGTACCATCATAGGAATAAACCCCGTCACTATCAAAGACAATTACACCATTTCCATAAGCTGAGAGTTTTCGATTACTATCGAGGATAAAATTGCTAAAGGTATACCCAGAAGGGAAAAGGTTTTCTACGTAAACGAATGATTGCGTAGGCAAATGACAAATGTAAGCATCGGTGCTTCCATTGGTACAGCCCTCCATAATAATTTTTTCTTTTTTCCTTGGGAGAAATCCAACCATTAGAGCGGTGCCTGTACAGAAATCAAACCACTCTTGGTCGTCTATTTTCTTTTGAAGATTTATAACGCTTTTGCCGTCATAGAGATATAGACCATTCTCATTTGCCCAGACAATACCCAGATCTACTTTTACAGTTGCGTTGGGGCTTGTCACACCCAATGCAGTATATTCACTTTCTAAAAACCATTGTGTATCAGAACCACCACTAATATTAATAACATATAACTTATTCTTTTTAAATGCAAAAAGTCTATCTGCAAATGCTTCCAGCTTTATAAACTCATCCCCATCATTAACTCCAATATCAATATAGTTTGAAGTAGGAAATATATCATACTTGCCTATTTGGGAATACATTATTCTATCGGGCATATGCACTTTTTCGCCATCTTCGTTTTTAGCTTTAATATTTGCAACAAAAGTTCTGCTGTTAGTCACAACTGAGGTTTTGTATCCTTCTCCAGTTACGCCAATCGATAAAGAATTTTCATCGGGTGAGTAACCATTTATAGAATCAAATGTATCAATATTTGGTTTAATTGAATATATATTACCTGTATAACCTTTATCGGATGAATAGGTGTTATTCCACGCCGTAAAAATATTATCGAGCTGCGCTCTTATTCCATCTCTTAATGAAATGTCAGCAAGGAAAACCCATGAGTCATCTGTATCGTTCTTGCGGATATATGCTCTTCCACCTGACAGTCGTGGGTTATAAGGCGCATGCGCGCCTACGGCGACTTTAATTGTTTTATCATCTCCCGTTAGGGTAATTGCGGATGTTTCAACTTTCAGTAATGACTCTTGGTTTCCATCATATATAAAAGAAATACCAATATCATAATCTCCAGCTTGCCATTCTCCTCCTGATTCCTCAGTTAAAGAAAGGCTAAATCCAGTACCTTCGGTTGTTGGATAATTAGTAAGCCCAGAGCAATCTATAAAAGTGGGTGCAGCCATATCGTTGTCTTTTGCGAAATATTCGTTATAGACGTTTGTTACACCACTCATGGTTAACCCATTAAAATGGGTGCGTTTTACAAAACCATACCATCGTACCTTTGAAGTACTGTTGTTTTCAAGATTTGCGTCGCATATACGAACAGCCCCACCAGCCTTGTGGTAGATTGGCTTTTGACTTCCCCCACCAGTAACCGTGATATTAGAATCGGAAAAAGACCCCCCGTCTTCAGCATCATATACCACCATAGTCATCCCCCCAGTTTGCGGTGCGGTCATAATGGTCTTTACGTTGGTTGTATTCGAGTCGTTTTCCTTATAATCCATTGTGGCTTCATAAAAACCATATCCAGCAGTAGGATTTTGAATGCTTTGAGCAGCATAATCCTTTCCACTACCAGAATTTAGTTCCGCTTTACCGCCAGATTTTAATGTGCCTATTTGATCTACAAAGACATTTTTAGCTTCAACGAGTTCGTTTTCAGCTACATCTTTAGCGTTACTTTTTGTATTTTTTCCGCCGTCGAACCGACTTGCTATTTTTCCGTTTTTTGGCATTCTGCTTTCTTGTATCTATCTTATCAATATCACTTAATGTTTTTACTGGCATATAACCTTTCCCCAAAGAGAAGTTTTTCCATTATATATTTCTACAGTATCTACTCTAAACGTCCCATCTTTAAACCAATCTACAATTCCAAAAGCATGAACCCAGTTATGGAGTCTTCCCCTTAACCATTTGTTCTTTCCTCTACTCATGTCTTTCAAACAACCCATGCTCCATGAGCCGATTGTGCCGCCAAGTTTAGTAAGCGTATGGCGTTGAACGTCATGTACGTGTCCATATATGATGTTCTCACCATAGCATTCAAGATGCTTTTTGGCGTGGTGTACCACTGCGTAAGCACCATGAATAAAAGTCAACTTCCCTATCTTAAGCGGTTGATTGTATTCATAATATTTATATCCCCTATCTATCCATCTGCATGCTTTTTTGAAAGTGTAATCAGTCATATAAGGATAACGGCTTACAAATGCATCTAACCATTCATCATGATTACCTGCACATATATATCTGGTATCACACCCTACCTTATCTAATACCTCATCGATTTGATCAATACAGGCGTTTACTTCTGCAATCTCTTTGTTGATGAGGGGTAACTGATATTCTAATGGCGGTAATTTTTTACCTTTGTATTTCCATGCAGAAACAGATTCCCATTCTCCAACATCCCCCAGATTTACAAATATATCTGGCTTAACGATTTTAATTGCCTTTAAAACTACATCCACAGCCTTCTGGTCATGGATCGGAAAGTGCTGATCTGGAATGACCAAGGCACGTTTAGTTATCTCCATAAGTCCTTAGGTTTTGTAGTGCCAAATTCTATTTGCGTTCCTATCAAAATCAGAATCCACATGAATGAAGTTAGATGCCATACCAAATCGGCTGAATCCAACTTCCTGCAACGCACTAAGAATCGTGGCACGTGCTTTATCGTTTCTTACGTAAATGTCGCAAGCCACTCCTTTTTCGTGGGGTGACTTGCTACGTGATGTCGGGTAACCTCTTTTACGTAAATCTTCTTGATACTCTGCTGAACGATAACCAGACGTTACTTTAAATGGAATACCTGCAATGCCCCTTGCTTCATCGAGCATTTTCACAAAACGTAAATCCATCTCTTGTCTTTTCGTCATCGGACAGTAGAACTCCCTCATTTTGAAATATTTAAAAGCCATTAATGTTTTTCCAACAGTTCCTTTACCTCTTCCCAAATCATATCATCTTTTTTTGACTTCGTTGATCCTACTGCATAATCGCCTACCATAAGGATCAGTTTTTTCATTCCGTATCTCTTAACTAATCTTTTAATAATCCTTTTAAACATTCTCTTTCCCTTTAAGTTTTAATATCACACTCTTAACAGATGTCCATAATAGATCATCATATTTAGTAGGACTTAATGCAACCACTTTATCTATAAGCAGAATCCCGATTGCATATAACTCCCAATACTCAACTATATTACTTGCTACGACTTCCATTTATCCCCCCATTAATAGGTTTACGACTATTGGGACTGCGATGACAAGAACGCCACCCGCCCCAAATATAAAATTTGTTTTACCTTCTAAAGCTCTTGTTCTGCCATTGGATACTTGCATTTGTTCTTTTATGGCTCTTAATTCTTGAAAAATTGATTTAGTCCTTTCTTCGATTTTTGCTACACGCTCGGCTGTTTGTTTTGCATAGTTTTGAGTCATTAAAAATCAACCAATCTAACTACTGCCTGAGCCAGACCCCCCGTATTTGCTTTACGCTTACCCTCTATAATAGATTTCTCCCACTGAGCTGCATAATAAGATGTAAGCTGAATAGCCTCTGGCTTGATTTCGTATCCTTTTTGCACCGCTTTCATTACCAATGCATCATGAAATTCTTTAGGCAATGTGCATTCTTCTTGCATACCTGCTTCGCCAGTAGTAGCCGATGTGTCTGCCGATACAAATTTATCAGGCGCAAATACTCCTTTTACGGTAACTGTTTTTGCAACACTTGGGCTTGAGTATTCATCCTCTGTATTGGATGTATCTGCGTATACGAGCGCAATTTTTTCGTCTTCAATCCACCATGCATATTTTATGGCATCTGTTTTTTCGCTCATGAACTATCTCTCTTGCTCGGTCTTGAATGTAATCGAGCTATACTCCAGCCATCAAACCACAATTCAGCCACCTCTTCCAATCTCGAATCGATGGATGAAAAAGTATAATATCTTTGATCTGCAACTGTATCGAATGTAACTGTGTCTTCTAAAAGTCTGGTACGTCTGGCAAATTCTGTTTGTGCCTGATTAAGCCAGAATCGTATCTGGGTTTCAGATACATTCGGATGATGTTGTTTGACCATTTCTATCATTTGTTCTTGTGTCATATTGCTACTATTAGGTTGTACCCATTACTTCTACTGCAATATTTCCAGAGGAAGATGTAGCTGTTATTACTGGAGTAGTTGCAATTTCAAATGGAAGAACAATCGCCCCTCCACTACCAAGAACTGCTATTGTTACCGCACCCATTATAATAGTCAATGTCTCACTTGTAACGGTAGTTTTTGCGTCGTCTGTGTAACCACTATGCTTAATAAAAACTCCCTTTACAGATGTAAAAGTTCCAAGACTTGTAGCGGTTGAAGCAATAACGTGGGCAGGATCGCCCGAAGACCACCCACCAACCCCTACTCCAATAGATGCATTATACTTTCCGCTACCACCAAGTGTTCTATTAATTGATGGATGTATTCTGCTATAATTAATCGTCACATTTGCAATGTCTCCAGTTATATCAGAAGACGCAGTGTTTGTGGTCGAGTATTCATCTACCACATCCATTGAAACTGCGTATTTTATATGATCTGCCATTATTGTTATTCCTTACTTAGCCTTGCCAATTCAGCTTGATATTTTGCTTCGCACAACTGGTATTGTTGCTGCAGGGCTTGTGTTTTAAATTGAGAACGCTGAAGATTTGCACCCGCTTCTTGCACATTCTGAGATAGATTAGCTTGATACTCTTGAACTTCTTTATTGATAGATGCTCCATAAGAACCTATTTCTTGAGCATATTTTTGTACCGCTTGAACATCGTCTTGAGAACTCAAACGTCCTTCTTCAATCGCTTCTTGTAATTTTGCCTGATACTCTACGTTCTCTTTGTTGAACTCATTCAGCTCGTTCTGAATATCTGTAGAATATTGTTGTAATTCGGTCTGTCTTTTAGTCTGCCAAATGTCAATTTCTTTTTTAAGATTCTGGGAATATTCTTGAACTTTGTCGGCAACTTCAGCTTGATAGAGTGCCACATCTCCCGAATACTTTTGAACTTTCTGGACATCATCTTGAGAGCCTAAGCGTCCTGTCTCGATAGCTTTTTGCAATTCTGCTTGATATGCTACATTTTCTTTATTGAATTCATTTAATTCATTTTGAATATCAGATGGAAATTGTTGCAGTTCAGTCTGGCGTTTTGTTTGCCAAATACTAATTTCTTGCTGCGTATTTTCTTTAAACTGCTGAACTTGTTTGCTGACAGATGACTGATAAGCACTTACGCTGGCTGAGAAGTTCTGTATTTTTTGAGCATCATCTTGTGATAATAACTGAGCTTCTTGTATTGAAATTTGTAATTGAGCTTGATATTCAGCGTTTTCCTTATTAAATGAGTTTAAAGAATTTTGTATTTCACTGCCATATTTCTGTAAATCAGTTTGACGCTTAATCTGCCATAGTTGTAAATCTTTCTGAAAATTAGCCTGATATTCTTGAATCTCTTTGTTTATATCTGCTTGATAAGACTGTATTTCACTTCCGTACTTCTGCAACTTCTG